ACCAGCCGTGCCGCCCGGCCATGCTCGCGCTTGGCTCTTCCGCCAGCACCTGATAGGCAGGCATCCACTCAACACGGTAACGGTCTGCCCCAACCACAGGCGTCACCTCTACAGTGCTGCCGGAGCGGTTGCAGGCAGCCGGAAGCCAGCGGCCACCCACCCTTGCATAAGCCCAAGGCTCGCGATCAGGACGGCATGCAGTATCCAGAACAAAGTCCGGAGCGCTCTGCACCTTACTGCGCGGCTGGGTCAACAGCAGGCTCAGCGGCGCCGAGTAATCAAGGCCATCGAGGCCGGCAGGCAGCAGTCCAGAACCGCTGATTTCGCCGGCGAACTTGCCCCAATGGGTCATCTTCACCCCGGCCCCCAGGCTCATTCTGACAACCGCACTACCACCAAGCCTGGAAACATCCTGGCTTTCCGGGCCGGCCTCGGCGTCTATCTCCACGCCGCCCAGGGTGATTTTGGGAATGCTCATGCGAACTCCAAATGGCGATTTCTGTAAGGCTTGCCCAGAGGGTTATCGAGTGAACCGCCGCCCCCCAGGGCGACCAAACTTCAGGCCGAGCAGCTTCAGCTGATCCGCCTGGCCACCGGGCACGTCAACACTGAGAGCCTGGCCTCCCCCGAGGTCGAGCTGAAGAGTGCCAAGGTGAGGAGGGGTGGCCATGGTGGCAGCCATGCTGGCGACTTCAGGGCCGATTACATCCGGCATTTCCATCCCATTCAGCCGCTGGGCCAGGCGCTGGGAGGCACTGGCTGTAAACACTTTTTCGCCACCGCCAAATGCCACGATTTCAGGGCCACGCTCGCCGACAACTGCCAGACCCTGGCGCGCGCTATTGGTACCTGCGGCATAGCCCGGAAGCGCAGCCGCCTCAGGCGCACCTTCGATGACAGGCTTGATAACCACGGTCTGGCCGATGCTGGCCGCAAAGGCCTTCATCTGCTCAGCCACTTGATCCGCTGCCTGCTGATCGATCGCAGGGCTAATGCTGATGGACTTGAGGGCCTCGAGATCCTGCTTGAGCGCCTCAGTCTGGACGGCTATGACCTTGAGGCGGTCCTCGCCTTGCGTCACGGCCGCCCCATCGGCGGCCTGCTCGATCTGCTGAAGCTCCTTGGCGATGCCCACGAAGCCGTAGCTGTTCTCCCCAGCCTCTTTAAGCGTCAACAGAATCTGCAGAGCCTGTTCCGCCTGACGCTTGGCCCCCTCAAGGTCACCACCCTGCAGTGCCTGGCGAGCACCGACCTTCAGAGCGGTTACCGACGAGAAGCTGGCCTCCTCTGCGCCACCGCCCTGTAGCTTGGCGATCGCATCCTTGTAGCGCTGCTCGGTTTCCAGCTGAGCAGCCTTGGCGGTGGCGAGATCGGCCGCGGCCTTTCGCTCAAGAGCAACACGCTTCTTGAGCGCGGCCTCGCCGTCATTCACCAGCTGCTCGTTGAGGACCTTGGTCTCGCTGACCCACTGTCGCCGAGCTTCCAGATCACGCTGCTGAGCCGACTGCGCCTCAACCAGCCCTTGCTCAGCAATCCGACTTGCATCCTCTTTGATGCCCGTCATCTCAGCGACCAGTTGTGCTCGGTAGTCCTGAAACTCCTTCAGCTTCTTGGCAATAGCCTCGTCTGACATGTAAATGTCGAGGACACCCAAGCCATTCATAGAGGCCTGCAGGACCTCAATTTCTTTATCAACGCGAGCCAGCTCATCTACGTTACCGGCGAGACGTGCGGCGATATAACCAATATCGTCCCCAACACCGGCAAGCCCGGCACCGGCCTTGGCGCCCGCTTCAGCCACGCGAATCAGCGCAGCGGCCAGATTCGTCAGGCCAGCCATCACTTCGGGGTCCTGCAGGGTCTTCTTCAGTTCCTGCAGGGCGTCGATCAGCGGGCCGGTGTCGGCCTGACCAATGCCCTTGTTCAGCACGTCCTGAATCTGGACCACTTCGCTGCCCACGGTCTCGCCAAAGGCAACCAACTCCGCCTGCAGCTTCGGCAACTGGCCCACCAGAGCATTGGTCACCACATCGGCGGTCAACTTGCCCTGGCTGGCGAGTTCCTTGAGCGCGCCGACCGGCACGCCAATACCATCGGCCAGGGCCTGCATCAGCCTCGGCGCCTGCTCGGCGACGCTGTTGAACTCATCGCCACGCAGCGCGCCGGAGCCAAGCGCCTGGGCAAACTGGACAACACCATTTTCCGCTTCTGCCGCCGAGGCGCCGGAAACACGGAACGCGGTGGCCACCGCTTCTGTGACCTTGAGGATGTCCTCCTGACTGCGGCCTGCCTCCTTCAGGGGCCGGCTGATACGCCCATACAGGGTGACCAGCGACTCCATCGGGGTGGCCGTCGCACCTGCGATGCGGCTCAGCTCCTGCTGTGCCCGGTTGAACTCATCCTGCGAGCCGGTCGCCAGCTTGAGGCGGGCCTCCATCAGCTTGTAGGCATCCGCCGTCTGGGTAACCACGCGGATGCCGGATGTCAAAGCGCTGAAGGTGAAGTACCCAGCAGCGGCCTGCCCCACCCTGCGCATGGTGGAGTCCAGCGATTCCAGGTCCTTGGTCACCTCCGCAAAGGCACGCTTCGCGTTGTTCTTGCCCTCGATAACAACCTGGGTGGTGACCTTGCCAGCCATCAGCCGAACTCCCGTAGGATCTCTTTGAACTTCTTCGCCGGCGCCTTGGCGGCCCTGGCCGTGATCATTGCCATGCGCTGCTCGGCTTTCTCCTGGTCCGCCACGGCGGCCAGAAAGGACTCAAGCTGAGGGAGGCTGTACTGCTGCACATCCGCCCAGGCGTGGCCGCCGCCGATAAGCCGCTGTGCTACAGCAGCCCATCCAGCCCCTTTGCCATTGCCACCTGGGCTTCTACGAAAAAAGCCGCGTTCACCCGCAGCACATGGGCCAGCAGCTGCACCTGCACCACCGCAGGCAGGCGCCACACGCGCCAGCGCGAGAGGCTGGTAGTGGCCACCAGCACACGCCCCAATTCGCGGCTGTGCTGCTTGGCGTAGGCGGTAATCTGCTGCACCGAGGCGGCCTGCAGCAGCTCGAACACCCCACCCGCCGCGCGGCCGAATTGCTCGAAGTGGCGAAGCTGCACCGGGCGAATCTCCACCCGGCGCCGCCCCAGCATGACCACCTCTGCCTCGGGGAAGAGAATGGTCAGCTCGCTCATTCCTTCACCTGCTGCTCGACGTACCAGATGGCCGCCTCACCAGCCTCGATGATGGCCGGGTCCGGCAGCAGCTTGATGCTCACCGGGATCACGCCGAACTCGGCGCCCTGGTTCAGCGGCAGCGCGCCATTGATGCTGATGCGGGCATAGCGGCACTTCACCACGCGCTTCTCGTTGAGGCCGCCCTCGTTCACCTGCTCGAACATCACGCGGAAGAACTGGCGCCCGGTGGTGTACAGCTTCACCAGGTCAACCTCGGGATAGCTGTAGGTCACCTTCACCGGCAGGCGTTTGCGTTCACCGGCGCCGGCCGTGGTGGCGGCGATGTCCTCGGCCAGATCACCCCCCGGCAACACGCGAAGGCCGCCAGGCGTTTGCACGTAGTCGATGCCGGAGACGTAGGTAGTGGTACCGGTATCGTCGGTCACCTCGGTGATTGCCAGGGGCATGTGGGCCAGGGCGATGATGCCGTCGACGTAAGCGTCCTGAGCCTCATCAGTCACCGTGCCAGCAGGCACGCGGTCAACGCTGCCGTAGGCGAGGATGGCCAGCGCGGCCGGGCTGAGGTTGACCGACTCACCGCTGATGTTGATCGCACTGGTGGAGGTAACGCCGTCCAGCTCCGGCAGGCCCATGCGAGTGGGGTCCGGAATGGTGATCTCGGTCACCTCGGGCTCGGCCTCGACGTTCTGCAGCTTGAACACTTCCTGGTAGGCATGGCCGGGGTACTTGGCCAGGCTGGTGGTGCCACGAAACAGCTGGGTGTAGGGGTTGCTCATGTTGGGCTCCTAAGGGTGGCCGTAGTTGTCGACGTAGGTCACGCCCAGCTGGACGACGACCGAACGGTTCTTCGAGCCCCCCTCGGGGTACTCGTATGCGGCCTCATCGGCTTCATCGATGAGGCCAGGAAAACGCCTGTCGAAGTCCGGTTCCCCGAACCCGACACAACGCAGAATGTCGCGCTGGGCCTGGTCCAGCTCGTCGTCATCCGCGACGTGGCTGAACACCACCTCCAGCAGGTAAGTGCGCAGCCGGGTGGCGGACGATCCCGCGCTACTGGTGCGCACATCGTTCTGCACACGCATAAGGACGTAGGGCTTGACCTGGTTGTCCGGCACTTTCTTGGTGCCACGAAAGACAGCCTTCACGTCGGTACCGAAGCCATTGCACAGCTGGATGCGCTGCAGGTACTCCTCGAGCTTGTCGTTCACCAGACTGGCGGGGGCCTTGGCCATGGGTTTCTCCAGGCAATAAAAAACCCGCCGGAGCGGGTTGGTTGAATCGGTAGGCGTCAGAGCTTGGGAGGCCCGCCGACGCCGAATAGCAGGCCGAAGATGGCAATGGCGCCCCAGGCCAGGATGATCAGGATCAGCGCCGCAGGAATGGTCGCGATAGCCCACTTCACCATGAAGCGCACCATCGAGCCGAACGGCATGTCGATATCGGCCACCACCACGCGTTGAGGCGCAAGGACTACCGGCGCCGCAGCACGACCGCCGCCGGCCTGGGCCCGCTTGAAGCCCTCATAGTTCACGCCGCACTTCACGCAGTCGTTGGGGCTGCGCTGGGTCTCGGCCATGGTGGGCTCGTAAGAACATTTCGGACACTGCATGGGGCTTCCTCTCCCGATTGAGTCGCCAGGACTTTAGCCCAGCGGCGCCTCAACAGGCCAGTCAGCGGCTGCCCTTCAACAGCTCCTTGCGCAGCCGCCGCTGGAACTCCTGCTGCAGAAGCCTCTCGGCGTAACGCATCGTGGTGTTATTGGTCAGCTGCTTGAAGAACCAGGCAATCGAAGGCCCCAGCGCCGGCTCAAGCGCCGTCGCGTAACGGTAGCTTTTGCGCTGGTCGAGCTTTGGCGGGCGCTTGAGGCTTCGCGCCCGCTCAGACCGTGTACGCCAGGGCTGGCGGGCAAAGCTGGCGGGGTTGACGAAGCCGGCCGCCACCTTGTGGCCCTTGAAGCTGCCCACCAGGATCCGCGCCCGCGTCGGCGATATCGTCTGGAATCCCCAGCGCCGATACTCGGTCACATACACCCCGGCCGAGCTGGGGATCAGGCGGGCATCGATGCGGCCTCGGCGCAGGTTGACGCGCTTGACGATGATGCGCTTGTTAACCCAGCTCCGGCTCTTGAACATCGGCGCAATGGCCGGCGTGTACCGGCGCTTGCGCAGCTCCATGGCCGTTGTGTCCAGGGTGCCGCGCATCACCGGGTCGATGGAGCGCCCGATGCTCTCCAGCTGGGCCTTGGCAGCTGCGTAGCGCGGCTGGCCGATGCTCAGCTTTAGCCCACCTCCTCCAGCCATAGCCCCCTCACTACGCCGTCATCGCCTCGGTTGGCGATGCCGATCACGTTGTACAGCACGTCACTCACCAGCAGCTGGTCATCAACCTGAGGGCGGCCTGTTTCAACCAGGGCAACCTCGGCCATCAGCCGGTAGTCGACAACCTGCCCGAGGTCATCCAGATAAGGCGCCGAATGATTCAGGAACACCCGGCACGGCCTGGGCGGCCGCTCGGCCGGGCGATACTCGCAGCACTCGCCGACCAGCTCATCGCAGGTCAATACCACTTCGACGCGATCGCCTTTCCAGTCACGAACGCCGACGATGTGCAAAAGCCGGTCCTCGGCGCGCAGATATCGACCTTGCCGTAAGTCATCGCTCCACCACGCGCGCACCTCGACCTTGGCCGGGCTGCGCAGGCCTGATGGATAGTTAGGGTCGGCAGACTCCTTGGAGGTGATGTCAGTCCAGATCCAGGGCAGCGCGGTAACGGACAACTCCGCGCCCAGCACCAGAATGTCGGTCGGTGTATCCAGTCTGCCGGCGCGCATCGCTACCTCGTTACTACATAGTTTTCCAGCAGCTGATCAATGAAGCTCAGCTCGCTGTTGATGGTACCTATCACAACCTGGCCGGCGTTCTCGTAAAGGCTGGCAATCTGCGCCAGCATCCAGTCCTTGATGGGCTGAGGAACGTCTTGGGCCTGCCCATAACCCGCAG